GGCGATTGAAGTGAACGGTTGTCGGATCTTGAAAGATGCCTGATCCTTGTCCTGTTTAACGACCTTCACATAAGTGTTGGTCATTGGTGCAGGGTTAGAAACGGCAGGACCGCGTGAAATGGAACTTCCATCACGGGCTCTTTTCTTTCCAGACTTAGGCTGCTTAACAGCCTTCTTGGTGGGTTGTTTTCCTTTTGACTTTTGCATCGCAAGAGATCAGTTTAACTTCCTAAAAAGGGATTGTGTCGAGATCACGACCTGGTGTAAACAGAACAAAAATGTTAGAGAGAGTAGGGGGTTTATGTCGATGCCCCAACATCTACTTTCACTCATTCCAATGGATCCATACCGAGACCAAAGATACCATGATACTCACAAGAGCTCATGCACTTCGTTGGCATTGGACCATCCCTCCATTGATGAAGGTAACATTCACACACCCTATCCGGAAACCGCAACGGTTGAAGCGGTGGACAGGGTGGTGGAGTTGGGAATAACAAATCAACATCCCAATATTCAACCATTTTCTGCAACGATAACGGTTCACACCAATAACCCTTTCCCGGATTCATCAAAGAATGGCAAATCTTTGCACTATTCGATAATGGGGAAGAGAGGTTTTGGTAGGTGGTGATATAGGCGAGCCGTTGGGCCCAGCCATCATCTTCGAACCTTGTTGTGGGATAGGGAAGAACATTTTGATCACCTTTTTTGACAATTGTTAACGCTCCAACGATCCCTTTTAAAGAGGACACATCGAGCGATAGTTCATCACCACACATTGAAAGCAACTGAAGTTTACGTTCCGTGAGGAAACGTGTAGCTACAAGAAGCTGACTAGCTGTGGGGGCAAAGTCTTTTGAAAACCTGACGTCTAAACCATAACCACCAAGGTGGACAGGTAGAAACCAATTAGGTCTAAAACATTGGCCCTTAAGAAAGAACTTTTTGTCAAGGACTGGGTAACGCTTTTGAAGGGTGGTAATGAAAGGGGAAGCACGTGGTAAGTCTTTTAGCATCTTAGTCAAAGAAACAGCAGCCGTTAAAGGCGTGTTCAATGATTTATCTGATGCTACTACACCAAGTGCGACCCTCTGATTCAAGTAACCACACTTCTGAAATTTGGGCGGCTCACCGGTTTTGGTAACGAGCTTAAATGCCTGGGAATTCATCATTGCACACCTGGTGCTAATGTAATTCTTCCCGACAGAAAACTCAAAACCTACTTCAAGTGCAACTCCCTCAAATATACTGGCGAGATCGGCAGTCCAAAGGTTGGAATGTGGACAACAGAACAGGAGGTCATCTCCATTAATCATTGCTGTATTAACTATGTGTTTGCACAACTTCGCGTGGAAGATTGAGAGTGCAATGCCATCTTTGGATGAAATAAGACCGGACGCAATTAAGCTCCGGACTTTAACATCGGTGGAGTGCCTCCATCGCTCGGTGGCGGTGATGAGGCAACATAAGTTGGTTAAGCAAAGGATGAAAAAGGATAAACCATGACCCATCTGTTGACCCCTGACATAAGGGACTCGCGGTAAAGTCTCAAATGTGCTAGGGAATTTGTTTTTTGTATAAGAGCAAGTCCCTCCATCTTCGAAAGATTTGACAACGTATGACCAACCAGGGAAGCCACGGTAGCAGTTTGCTACAATCGTGGAACACTGACGAGAAACGAGGTCTGTGGCGCTAGAGTAATCCGCGCTAACATATCGATCAACAGGAACGAAGGTGGAACTCACACTTAGAGGAAAGTGTGACTGGTAAAAAGTCCAGAACAAGAGTAACTGAATGCGGGATGACAAGTCATCGTGCCGCATTGTGCTCTGGGGTAACTTCTTCCACACGCCAATCCAAGCCCCCTTCACAGGGAGCAAGGGTTGGGACACATGGGAACTAAGTACTCCAATAACCCGAGCCTTATTAGGTTCAGACAAGGCGATCATCTCTGCATCAAGGTCACAATGTGGCTCTGACTCATCGAGGATCTCCTTGAAAGAATCGGCTCTCCATTTTTCACATGTGAGTGTCATTTCCCTTAGGGTGCCTAAATTAGGCATCTTAGGGTCATTACTAACTCGAGTGGATGTGGATTGCCAAAGGCGATTCGGGCACGGGGAAATAGGTTTGCACACTTTATTATGCAATAGTGACATACGATTCAACCTCGATAAGCCACCGCCCTTACGGGAGGTGACCTCTTTGGTCGAGTGATCGTTAGGAGAAAAAGATGTAAAAGACGAACTATCTAGTCGTCTAAACAATTTACGCGCATATCCACTTAAAATCTCAATAAAATCCTCCTTGAGGGCAATATCGGGACCAATAGCGGCATTTGCGTGTTTCTTTAAGGCATCATAGCGTTTACGATCATTAATGACTGGCCAACTCTGCTTCGTACCCTTTTGAAGGGAATAGAAAAAAGATAAGGCACTACAGTCATGTTTTGACAGTTGACGGCGAATGAAGTTCTTACTCCAACCACTGTAAAATTTCCGGGGGAATACGAAATTGGGCTCCTTAGGCATTCGAACCTCACCAAACGTCCTGCACAGTAATGTGTCATGGATATAGGCGAGATAAGTTTGCGCATAGGAGTAAGAATCAACGTGGAGCAAAGAAAGCTTCACGTAAAGATCACCAAAATGTTCAACGAAATTCCAGAATTGCTTCCCATTCTTCTCTTCAAAACCACGTAAGTACGTTGGTGAAGAAAAAGTAAGGAACACTAATATAATGGACTTTAGTAGTACTCGTACCACACTCAACCCTTCCGGGGTCAAGCGTAGTGATTGAATATCCGCCCTTTTAAGGCAACGGATACAATCGATCACATTTTCAGCAGCTTGCTCCGGGTCCCGGTTGAGACCCCCACAAAACAAACTACCAATTGCCAGCTTATCAGAAAACAAAGGATCCTGAAGGTTACTGACATCCGGTGGGGGTACGGTAACCCCCTCCTGGTGAATTTCCATCACGCTTTCCGTATTACTTACGGTCGCCGACCCACCCAATCCAGGGTGTTCGAAAACTTCAACAAGGTATGTTGACGGTAATCCATTCCTACCACATATGGACCCAAGCGCTGCCCTATCCTTCTTCGTACGGTGACGGAGAAGAACGCGACGTTTGGTGTTCTCAGTGCGGGTCTTTTTCTTGCACTGGCAATTAGAGAAGCATACAGCTTGCCTCTCTCCATCGA